TCTAATTGTGGTTTGATATAACACATTAAAGTATCAAAAGTAGGATCACCATACTTACTAAAATCACCAGGAGCTTGTGCGTCATCAAATATTCCATGAAACTCCCTTAATATAGGGTCGTCCATATCTTTATCCATGTTTTCTAATACAGATAATCTATATGCATTTTGTTTAACATATTGATATAGAAAGTGTGCCATCTTTGGCGATATGATACCTTCAATAGGTAAATAACTATATGCTTTAAAAAATTCTACTGATCTCATTATTTAAACGGCCTTCCATACATCCACAATACAAGTGAATATCTAATACCATGTGTAATTGGTGTTACACAATGATACTTATAACTTGGGAAAACAATAACTGTTCCAGGTTGTTTTGCTTCTTCTATTATTAATTCTTTACTATCGTATTTTGTTTGGTGTTCGTCTAAAGAAAATTTAAGATCACCACCCATATATTCATCACCACTATTTAAGTTTACTGTAACAGATAGTTTTCTTATTTTACCAACTCTATCAGCTGATTTAGTATGTGTAAATCTACCCTTTTCTTCATTCGGTATTACACCAGGAATATCTCTTTTTAATTTAGCAAAGTGATCTGAACCACCATCTGGATGCCAACCATAAAAACCACCAGGTCGATACGTTGTAAATTGTATGTCATCATAACTATCAATATCGTATCTCCAACCTGCGTCAAAGTTTGCTTGATTTACATGGTCTATAATTGTAGAATATATCCAATCATATTTGTTTCTGTTTAACCAAGTAATTTCACTATCTCGTATATAAGTTTTTTTGTAAATGTTTTCTTCGGTTAAACCAAACTCTTTTTTAGCTTGTTGTAAAGTTCTATCACCTAGAGCTAAACGTACATCATCATCTGTTTTTTCTGAATTACCACCAGTAAGACCTGTTACATCTACACCTTTATTCTTCTCTTGTTCTATTTGTGATCTGCCTATTTCAATAATATCTGAACAGACTTTTTCGTCAATAGAGCCACGAAATATCCAGTAATCGTACTTGGTATACATTAGATCGCACCACTAGTAAACTTTCGCCAATCAATTGCATTTTTTATAGCAAATGTTCTATTGGTAATTTGACGTAAAGTTCTATCTAAGAAATCTATTACTGTTGTTAAGTATTCTACTTTTTGAGTTAGTCTTTGTATTTCTTCATCAGCATTTAAATATTTGTCAATATCTGTTTTTAATATTTTTAGATCAAATGGTTTTTGTGCATACACAGAAGCATCAGCTTTACCTGTATAATATTCCCACTTATCACGTCTTAAAGTATTTAATTCTGCTTGAGATTTTGTAAGAAGTAATTTAAATTTGTTTAGGTGCTTTAAATATTTGTTGTGTAATTGGGGTGTTTTTAAAGCTTCAATATCCAACTCTGAATCATTGATTTTTAAATCTTTATCAGCCAATTCCTGTAATTGTTCTATATCCATAATATCCTCATTATATCACAAAACCTTTAAAATGTAAAGGTTATTATGATGTAGTTAAACTAGTTGTTGAGGCATTTACACTTGCAAAGTTGTAAATTTTATAGCCAAATACCACACTAGCTGTTAAATAATCCACGTCTGTAGGTTGTTGATCGTAATTAAGACCAGTAATACTAATTGGATATAAGTCTGAAAATCTTACTTCCAATATAGAATTGTTTTTACTTGTCAATACGGTTAACGTTGCGTCTGAAAAAGTACCACCATCTTTAGCAGTACCATATTTTGTTTTACCAATAGTTTCTAAACTAGGCACGTCTGAACCAGGAAATCTATCTGCACCAGAAGCTAATACACCTCTGTAATCGGCATAACTATCTGAAAATCCTAGACCTCTAATCCAACCATGTATCTCTTGCCAGTTTTCTAAATTTTCATCTACCATAAACGTCATGTTTAATGGGTCATATGAAAGTTTATCTCCTGGTAGAGGTATATTTTTAAGTGGTGTTGCCATTTCAGCAGTACCTAATGTAATACCAGGTATGTTTACGGCCGTGCAAAAATACTCAACTTTAGGCAGTTTTAATATATTAAATTTAAACTGCGTTGGACTTGCATAGTCCAAATTTGTTGGTTGACGTGAAAAACTATTTGTAGTTGTCATACTTATATTTATCCATCAAATAGGCATAAAAAAAGGGGAAGATTTTTCAACCCTCCCCTTCTTAAAATTGGTTGTAATACCAAACTTATATTACATTAAGTTCGCAACTTGAACTCTTCTGTAGTATCTGTTTGAGTTAGCAGAACCTGAACCGTTGATTACAGCTGCGTCACCAGTACCTGCTTCAGCAAATGGGTTTGCTTGTAAGCCGTATCTAGTTTTGAAACCGATCTTCGGTTGGAAAGTGTCTTGTCCAACTGCTCTCACCATTTGTAGTGGAACATATGGGCAATAGAACATACCAGCGTCATAAGGTGAAGTACCTTTATAACCAACTACGAAGTATTGCTTCGAAGTGTTGTTTGCTGAATATGGATCAATGTACACTTTAAATCTACCATTTAGAACACCTGCAAAAGTATTACCTGTGTCATCTACGTTTAGATTGTTGTTTAACGCTGGAGCGTAATCTAAAACACCTGCCATTTGTAAAGCACTTGCAACATCTGAAGAACAGATAATGATGTTACCTTTTCCTCTTCGTGTTCTTTGTGCGATAGCATTTGCTTCTCTCTCAACTTGGAACATTAAACCTTTAAATCTTTCAACAGACCATCTACCGTTTGAGTCAGTATCTAAGTCAAAGATTCCTTCAGTTGTTGTGTTCACAGTACCAGTATTTGCACTAGCACCTTTTTCAGCGTTGATGTAGATTGTTCTTACAACTTCTCTGTTGATCTCTGCAAGGATCTCAGCAGAAAGGATGTTCGCCAATTCTGTTTCAGCGTCTAAACCATGGATTGCTTTTAAGTCTTGTGCAAGTTCCATTGTGTACTCAGCTTTAAGAGCTCTTGACTTAGCTGTTACTGTTGACTTCTCAATTGAGAATGCCATTTCAGCAAAAGCGTTACCAGCTGCGTCACCTAGTGCTTCAGCAGCGGCTGTAGTCATACCAGTACCACTTGTGTATGTTCCTGGAGAACCATCGTTAAGTACAGCTGGGTTAGTACCTGAGTCAGCAGTTGATGAATAACCATCTACACTTGAACCAGCTGCATTTCTACCAGAGAAATCAGTATCAGCTGCGTCAAATAATGCTTCAGTACCAGACTGTGTTGAGTATCTACTTCTCATTGCGAAGATAAGTCCTGTTGGACCTGTCATTGGCTGAACGCCAGCAATGTCGTAAGCGATAAGATTAGGCATAGCTCTTCTAACTAATGAGATCAAAATTGGATCCCAATTGTTAACACCAGAGCCAGTTGCGTTTGTAGGCGCAGCTTCTGTCATAAAAGCAGCGTCTTCTTTTTGTGCTCTTTCTTGGTTTTCCAAGATAACACTTGTAACGGCACGTCTATATGAATCAGTAATTTTTGGTAAATCACCGTGTTCTAAGACTGGCTGCCATTTTTTTTCGTAAGTTTCAGATAAGTACATATCTTTTATCTCTCCTCTTTACTATTATTTTGACAACTTAATGTCTTTAGTTTTACTAATAGCGGCGGTATAAGCAGCCATAGCATCGCTCAAATCCACGTTGTGTGTATCTTCGCCTGCCGCTACATCATCTAAATCGTTAGATGTTTCAGATTTTTGTCCAAAGTAACTTTCTTTTATAGTAGCTACTTTTTCTTTAAATCCATCTACGTTTGCAAACTCAACTTCTTCAGCAAGTTTTTTAAACTTTTCTTTATCAGTTTCAGCAAGTGTTTTTGACGCCTCATCAATGATGTCTTGTCTTACTAATTCACCGTTACTTTTTGAAAGTTCAATATTCTTATTGATTTCCTCATTAAGTTTGTTTTCTAACGTTTCAATCTTTGTGGCTTGATCTTCTAGTACATCATACTTCTCATCCGGAACATCAATGTAATGATCTTCGAATAATTTTTTGAGACCAGATATAAAGTCTTCTGCGATCTCGCCCTTAATTCCACGTTCTATAGCGATTTGGTTTTCTTTCATCCACTCTTCTACAACATATGATAGATATGAGTCAACTTTTTCAACCATCTCAGCTTTAGCTGTTTCTGTTTCTTCTTTTAACTTCTCTTCGTAACCTGCTTTTAATTTATGTTTTGCTTCTTTAACTTTTGTGTTAACAGCAGCTTCAAAAATTGTTGCAGCTTTCGATTTAAAGTCTTCCGATAAATCTTCGTCTTTTACTAATGCTTCAACGTCAGCAGAAACATCAATTTTATCTTCTTCGATTGTTTCTTCTTTTACTTCTTCATCAGTAGTTTCAGCGATTTTCTCGGAACCTTCTTCATCAGCTTCGTCTTGCTCTTCTTTTAATTTAGGCATAGGGTCAGCTGCACCTGCATTTTTCTGTTGAGCATCGCCTGAAACTGGCTTAGATTTTTTTGTTGCGTCTGGATTAGAGTCCGTCGGTTTAGTAACTGCTGGACCTAAATCTTCCGCCTCATTACTAAGGTGAGTAGGTTCAGCCGCCACAGCGTTCTTCTTCGGAGCATCAGCTTGTGGATTAGCTGCGTTAGCTTCCATTACTGATTCGTTTTCCAGCGCCTCAATTTGCTTTTCTGTTTCGGCCATTTGAGAAATCTCCTCTTTGTTTATAAACGTTTATAAATTTCTTTTCTTATTAGATATTTATAAAATTAAAGTTTTTTAAGTAGCGATTCAAAGACTTTTAGTTTAGCTTTTTCTAAACTTCTTTGTTTCGCTTCACGCACTTGTCGTTTCCAGGCGTCTATATCCTTCTCAACAAGTACACCGTTATCCCAAACCCACTCTTTATTTTCCATAATACCTTGTACAAAGGCATCTGGAGCTGATGGATCTGCGACTATATCAGCTGCTGTCGCAAGGTAAAAGTCATCTTTTACGTAGTTTGCGCCATTACGCTGTATTAGGGAACCCATACCTCTACTTGAAACACCAAGTTGAGCACCTTCGTCAATAAGACCTTTTACAATCTTACCGTATGGAGTATCCATAATCTTTGCCTCACCAATAAAATTTGTTCCGTCCGGTGAAAGTTTAGTAATCATGTGTGATACACGCTCTAAATTCACAGTTGGTCCATCAGGATGTCCTAATTCGCCAAACGCTCTTTTTTTATTGATAAATTCTCTATTATATCTCATCACTTCGTTTTCCAAAATCTCTTTTGGATAAACTCTTCCATTTCGGTTCTTAACGTTAGATTGTAAGAACACACCTTTAATTTTATAATTTTTCTTGCCGTTAGTTTCTTCTACAAGATACTCGGCATTTGAAACTTCTTCGGATATTAATTTCATCTCTCTTTTTCCTTGTATTACTATTTATAAGGGTTTTTACCTAAACTCTATAATAATCGTGTAATTATCGCCATCTGCAAAGTTTTTTGTTGACAATAATACATCACCATTAGGTGTAGTTGCATTATTAGGTATTTCATTACCACTTGGTCTTAAATCCCAATAACCATTACCACTTAGTAACAATGCTGTTGCGTTAGTTTCTCCACCCCAATGTAACTCAACGGCAGATTTATTGTTATTCGTATTAATAGAATACCATACTTTACTAATCTTTCTATTACCATCTTCACTCATAAAAGTTAACTCTGAAGCGTCTACCTTTTTTACTAATGATTCACCTGAACCATCTGATAAGTTAGTCATTTTACAGACATACTTAACACCAGATGTATCAGCTATAGTTTGTACTGAAACTGTATCTGCCATTGTTTTCCTTAACTTCTTGGTGATCCTACAGCACTAGCTTTTGAAGTAGCGCATGTGATTTTATCACCAGGATTTTTTTCAATAATAACGGTATCTCCGTTTTCTAAATAAAATTGTCCAAGTGTATTGTCGTCTGCATCCAAAACTGTGCCTGTAACATCAGCAGTTGCTGTAACTCTTACGAATTGAGCTCTACTGATATTATTACCACTTGGATTATCAACAACACTACCCTTAACTATAAATGTTTGTGCCATTTTATTCTCCTAATTGTTCTTTTAATTCGTTGTCAAAGTAATCAATAATATCTTGTTTGTTTACTTCAAAATGTTTAGCAGCTTTTTCAACCGCCTCATCAAAAGTTTTTACTACATCACCGACAGGTGATGATAATTCTAAGACAGTTTCAACTGCCTCTTTCATCACAGGCGATAACGAAGTAAAAGAGTTTGAATTTATTGTTTTCTTTTCTTCAAAAAGATTACTTACTCTCTGGTTCGCCATCGGTTGGTGCCTGTGTTAAATCAATTTGTGCTTCACCATCATTACCAGTTGAAACAGAACCATCAGCATTGAAAGTTCCTGGTTCAGCAATCTCTGGTTTTGGGTCGCTATATGGTTGTGCTTCAGGTGTTGCACTTGCTCCATTAAATAAAGAAGCTGCCAACTCTTTTCTCTTATTATCTAAAGCGTCTCCAATTTTAGTTCTTAATGCATCCTTAAATGCTTCGCCAGCGTCAACATTGTTTCCGTCAGCTACTTGATCTATAAAGTTTTTTACTTGTTCACTCATTTACATACTCCTTATTTTTTTTCTTCCATTTGCATGTCTTGTTGTGGAACAGATATGACACCATCATCAATTTCTTTTTTGATTTGTTTATTCATATCTTCTATTTCTCTTTCGTTTTGTTTTAGAATATTCTTTCTAATGTATTCTACGGAGAAATATTTTCCGACATAATCTCTCATTGAATCAGCAAGTCTTAATCTTTCCATTAACAACTCAGTATCTTTTAACTCTGCAAAATGACCATCTTGTATGAAGTCATATTGTATTGTTTCTTTAATACTTTGCCAATCTTGCTCATTAATGATTTGTTTTAATACTAACTGAGTTCTTAAAATATCATTAAATAACTCAGTAAATTTCTTTCTAAGTCTTTGGACAAACTTAGTAAATTTAAGTTCATCTCTTGTTATTTCAGTTGAACGACCTAGGTTGAAACCTTGCGATCCTTCTAATCTACTTACAGGAACATTTAGCGATCTATATAACTTAGCTCTAAAGTATTCTATATCTGCTGTTTCTCCTAGATTTTGACCGCCAGGCAAAGTAGTAATATCAGTACCTCTTCCGCCTTCTCTACTCGGTAACCAAAAATCTTCCAACATTGACATATAGTTTCTGTCATCTCTGATTTCTCCTGTTGAGGCGTCATAAACAAGTTTATTTCTATATCTTGCCATAACATCTCGTAAGTATTGTTCAGCTTTTGCTTTGGGTAAATTACCTACATCAATCTTAAATATTCTTCTTTCAGGTGCTCTTGCAATTCTGTATATAACTGCCGAGTCTTCAATCATTCTTAATTGATTAGTAGGTTTAATTGCTTTATGTAAATACGATAAAACAATATTTTTATTTTGGTCAATTAATCCTGAAGGACAAAATGCTATTGTGTCCGGTGCAATCTTAATACCTGTACCTGATGTAGTACCTGAAACTCCTTTTTCATTAAACAAATAATATTCAACAAATTCATCAACAACTGTCAACATGTTAGGACCTGCACCCTCAGGTCTTTTCTTTCTAACTTCTCTTATCTTTTTGATCTTTCTAGGATCAATGTATTTTAATTCTGTAATACCGTTTTTGGGGTTGTTTCTGTCAATAATCTTTTGAAAGTAAAGTCTTCCGTCAACATACCATCTTCTAAAGATGTCATGTCATTTTGTGTTAAAGTTCATTAACCTTAAACACTCTTTAAATTCATCTTCAACTCTTCGTCTAACTTCAGCACCATATGGTAGATTGCTGATGTTTACACGTACAGCGTCTTTTAGCTCGTTAGACACTACTGCTTCGTTGATGATGTCCTCAATTGCCATATCACACTCGGGGTGTAACGCAATTTCTCTATATCTTCTAATTAAATCCGCTTCACTTTTAGCAGTACCCTCCATATCAAGGTACTGACCAAAATAACCACCAGCGGCGACGGTTTGTGTACCGTCATCCGCTTGTGTTGTTGTAAAGCTTTGTTTTGGATCAGTCTGTTTCTTAGACCGTGTAATAGAAAATCCAAATAATTCAGCCATAACTAATTTCTCCTATTAATACTTATCCAACTATTAAGTAGTCGTTCTTGTTTCAAAGTATTGATATTCAAACGTAACGTCAAATGTTTCTATAGCATCCGTTGTGTCATAGTCTAACGCAATAGCACCAATCTCTGTTGGGAATAATCCTCTTAGAGTATATGGTTTAATTGTGTTACCGTTTCTGTCTAAATGATCCACAAAAGCGTCAACTTGATAGTCAGCTGGGTTAGTTAAACCCTCGTTGTCTGTCATATTGTTGATACCATTCTGCCATCTTTCGAAAGCATCCCTTAATTTAAAGTTTGTGTCATTGTAACAAGTAACGGACCAACTCGCAATAGTTCTATCACCTGCGATTTTAATTGGTCTACCTCTAAAGTTTACAGGTATTGTACCAATTGTCATTGCTGGGATAGAAGTTGCTTTTGCTAAGAAAGCCAGTTCTTCTATTTCTCCACCTAACTGTGCGTAACCAGGAAAAGGCATTGTAACCTTAAACTGATTGGCTCTTGCGCCACCGCCAGCTAGTTTAGATTTAAAATCATTAATGTTTGCCATTTTATTTCTCCTCTATTCTTAACCAGCGACTTCTTCGAAAGCCACACCAGTTCTAGTTGCAACGAATTTTAATGTGATAAAGTTAATACTTCTAGCAGGTTTTACAAAAATCTCCGCTAAAAATTCATTTCTATCAATTACTTCGCCTGTGTTGTTAGTTTCATCACACACTACTAAAAAGTCTGTGATACCTCTTCGACCTTGTACTTCTCTTAGGAAAGGTTCTACAATGTTTCTAAAGTTCGCTCTTGTAAATTCATCATTGAACTCAAAAAGTTGGAACTTAGAAGCAGTTGATACTGCCTTTTCTAAAGTGATGAACAGTCTTCTTACATTAATTCTGTCAAATGCTGACGGAGTTGAAAGACCTGTTTTGTCACCAAATAGTACTGTACCTTGACCAGGCATAGTTACTACAGGATTAACTCTTGCAGGATATAATTCATCTCTTTGTGCTTTTGAAGGATTGTAAGCAAGTTTAACTGCACCTCTGATAATACCTCTGTTCAATCCAGCAGGTGAGAACCAACTGTCTGCGATTAAATCAGTTCTAGCTGCTAAACCAGCGATATCACCGTTTAGTGGTACATATCTGTAAACGTCATTGTATCTGTCGTACATGTATTTGTAACCAGAGTCAAATACAACATATGAACTTGATCTGATTCCAGAAAAGAAAGATTTAACGTTAGATGTTTGAGTTGTTGAGTTTGCAACATTCACAACATCTGCTCTTTCAGGTGAACAGAATACGATAGCGTCTTTTCTATCTTCAGCAACTGTGATTAGGTTATCTATGTGAGTAGCGTCGCCTTTACCAGCTATGATTAAACCAACATCAACTGTTTCACTATCTGCAAATTTTTCGTAAGCAGTTTTTAGTTGAGCAGTTGAAGCAGCTGAACCATTTGCACCAGCAGACATACTCTCTAGTGTAGGTGTAGTAACATCTGTGAAAGTTAATCCAGCAGCCGCTGTACCCCAGTTTGTACCAGATGAATTGTGATCCATCCAATAAATGTAATTTGATTTATTGTAGATTACATCTGGATAGTAGTTTGAATCACCTTGTGGAGTTTTTGCGTCTGAAGCTTTTGATAACTTAGAAAAAGTTTCAATAACTTCACCTGGAGTACCTGAGATACCACCATCTTCGTCAATAACTACAACATGTAATTCATCATTTGATCCGCTTCTGTCTGAAACGTATGCTGAAGTTCCTGGAGCACCATCAACTTGATCGTAATATCTCCATCTTCTTCTTACGTTAGAACCATCGGCAACAGCAGTATGTAAACCACCTGTACCTGTTTCTTTTCTTACAAAAGTTATATCATTTGTTGATATAGCTGTAATTCTATATTCGTACCCGCCAGCTTCACCAAAGTTGATGAGATCGCCAACGTTAAAACCAGTTCCACTTGTAAATGTAATGGTTGTATCTCCAACAGCAGTTGAAGCGTCGTTTATAGTTGTTTTATCTACTTCTTCATAAGCAGTAGCACTTGGACATGTAGAAACTTGTAAATTGTTTCCCCATGCACCAGCAGTTCTAGCTGCGAAATTTCCAACAGCGCCTTGACCTGTTGAATAATTGTCTTGGTAATCTTCGGTATTCTCAATTAATATACCAGTTCCACCGGTACTTGCATTGAGTAAACCTGTTTGGGTTGCTCGTACAACTCTTAATGCGTTAGAGTATGATAGGAAGTTTGCAGCCGAAAAGAAAGACTCAAAGTTATTTGAATCTGGTTTTCCGAATGTGTCAACCAACTCTTGTTCACTAGAGATTGATATTATCTCGTCAATTGGACCTTTTCTGAACTCGCCAGCAAAAGCACCTATTGATGTTGATACGGCAGGAATGATTCTTGTTAAATCTCTTTCCTGTACGAGAACACCTGGTGATACTTGAAATGCCATAGGTTTTCTCCTCTATTTTTTAATTAGCTAATTATCTACCTCAAATATTCGTAAGTTTTCTTACGCCCATATTTAAATTTGTTTACATTGATATTTATAATAATTTAAAACCTAGTAACATTTATTCACATAAATTGATATTCCTAGGTGATTCGGTACGTCTAAATATAACGATTAATCAGAACATTATTGACGATACTGATATGCAAGAACAAGGAGAGCATATGCAAAAACTATTATTAATCGCAGCTTTAGTGCTGTTTTCATTTAAAGCACAGTCTGAAATCTCAGGCTCAGTAGGAGTTGACTTCAAAAAAAATACAACAACTGATAATATCTACGCAACAAAAGACGTTGATATAGATATTTCAAGTGATGTAGGATTCGCTTCTGTAGCTTTAATAACAAATACAAATGACCAAGTTATCTTAGACGAATACGCATTAGGTGTAAAGTCTGAAATGGGTTCATTATCATACGGAGACCAAGGTGATATATTCATTGGTGGTGGATTAGAAGTTGTTGGTGCTGATACACTAGCAAATCCAAGCGATGATGGCGAATCTATTATGGCAACTTGGAAGAACACATCTGCTAGATTTAAATTTACAGATAGTTCGTCAGACGTAACTGATTTTGCTACACTACAACTTAAGCATTCTATTGATGTAGGTGTTATGAATTGGTCAGGTTCAGTAGATCACACTATTGAAACAGATAACAACATTTTTGCTTTACAAGGTCAATTACCTGTAGGTACTTTTGATGTTACTGGTGTTGCCACACATGACGATACATTAACTAACGAAATCGCATACGAAACTATCGTTGCTAAAAATGGATTTTCTGTTTTTGTAAACGGTGATGAAAGCGATTGGTCAAAAAATACAGGTGCCGGTTATAAGGCAACTTGGAAATCACTAGACTGGTATATCGAAGCCGGTTACAACCTTGATTCAGAGGACGTAACTCCAGCAGCTGGTATGTCTGTTAAGTTTTAATTAAATGTGGGGGCGTTAAGCCCCCATAATCTGGTGCCGGCGAGAAGATTCGAACTCCCGACATGCTGATTACAAATCAGCTGCTCTACCAACTGAGCTACACCGGCTAATATCCTTTTCTTACTACAGGATGCCAAACAGTACCATATTCATCAACTATTTCTTTTTCTTCATCAGGTGTACCGTCATCAACAAAACCAAAAGGTGCCATATCTTGTTCTATTAGATTTTGTTGTTCTTCGTATAATTGACTTCTTATATTACTATTAGATAACTCTTTAAAATACTGCTGGTTCGTTAACCATGCAAATATGACTAAACACATCATAAGATCATCATTACACCCGTCCTCGGCGCTCCAAGAGTTTCCACGCCTACTAAATGTTGACATTTCTTCTATGATCTGAAAGTCATTTATAATGGTTTTATCTGCTTCTACTAGTGTCTTAATACCAGCACATCCAATCTTCTTAATCTGTTTAGTCATACGTACACCTAATGATGTACCTCTACCACTAAACATTGCACCTAATATTTGACCAGCTCTACCTCTTTGTGTTGTCATTAAGATATTATCGTATTCTAACTCCATATGTAACGTATCGGCAATTTGTTGACCTAAATCGTTTACTTCACAAAGCACATGTGCGTGATTATAACCTTTACAAACTTGTTCTATAATACTAGGAAAGACATGAGGTTTAATTTCATTATTTTTATATGTACATACAACTTCATATGGAATCTTTGTACAATCAAATATAATAAATGCTGAATAATCTTTTTCTGTACCTCTGGCAACGTCAACAGTACAAACATATAATTTATTTTTATCAGGTTTTTTAAACATCTTTAAACCATTTTTACTTTCAATGGCATTCATGTATGGTGTAACTTTAATTTTTGCAGGAGAAATTAATGTATCAACTGAACCTAAGAACTCACATTCAAACTCTTGTTGGAATTGTTCAGCACTTGTATTTCGTATTGTAGTTTCTTTCCATTCTTCATCTCTACCAGGTACTTCACTCCAATGTACTTCAATCGGCACATAATCATTTTGTTTATTGATTGCGTCTGTCCATAATTTGTAATACATATTCATTCCATGTGGTGTAGATACAATAATCATTTTTGTATTTTTACCAGATGAGATTGTAGGATAAACGGAACTAAAAAATGATTCGGCAATATTGGCAGGTACGAAAGCAAACTCATCAAGGAAAATTATATTATAAGAACCACCTCGAATAGCAGATGATGATGTTGCAGCTGCCACAATGGTAGATTTATTTTCTAATTCAATATTACCTTTATTCCAGTTTATAATACCTTGTTGTAACCATTTTGGTAAGTTTTCATATGCAAGTTGTAATCGACCTAAAATATCTCTAGCAGTTGAACTTTTGTTTGCAAGTAAGGCAATGTTTGAGTTTGGATTAAATAATGCATAATGCAATAAATATGAAATAGTGGTAGTAGATTTACCTGATTGTCTTGGAAGTTTACAAATTGTAAATCTATTTTTATGAATAGTTTTAACTATCTTTTTTTGAAAACCATACATTTTAAAAGGCACCAGTCCTTCGTCAAGCGATACAACTTGAACATAGTTTTCCATAAAATAAATAGGATCTTTTTCACACTTTTTATATTCAAGTATTTGTTCTTGTGTGAACTCAACAGGTGTGTTAACCTTTTTTAAATTTGGATTGCCTAAGTATGCGTCTTGGTTACTCACCACTTCTCCCTCTACCATAATTGTTCATATAAAAATCTACTAATTTAGGTTCGATATAACCTACCCAACCTGTTACTATATATTTTTCTTTTAACACTAAAGCGCCCTTATGTGTATGTGTCCAAGCTGCAGGCCATATCAATGTTAATCCTTTTTCAGCAGGTGTTGTTAATTTTTGATAAGCAAATTCTGTGCCACCAGCAGGTACATCATTTAAATAAGTCATAAAAACAAATTCTCTATTTACTGATACGGCATTTGTTCTTTCTGAATGCCATTTTTTAAAACCACCACCCGGTGGATAATATTGTATATTATAATTTTCTATAATACCAAACTCTTCTAAACCTTGTGTTGGTTCATATTTTTCATTATATAATTTAAATATGTTATTTAAATGTTCTTTGTATTTGTTAAATGGGTACCAATTTTCTTTTGCAAGAATACCAATATCAAAGCTGTCTTTTATCTTTGTGTCTGATTGACCTACGCCTTCATCCTCTGCTTTTTCTAATACAGCACCTTTAGACCACATATGTTTATTTTTTTTAAAAGTATCTAATATATCATCACAAATATCCTCTGGCATATACCATGCACCCATAAATGTACTTTCATCTAATTCATATTCTTTATACATCATTCACTATTACTCCTTCAATATGTGTAAAACCTCTTTTCAATGCAGCTGTAATTCTACGACTACCTCTTAACACAACAAACTCTTTTTCTATATATGGTGCACCATTAGCACCTAATCTAGGACTATTACTTATAATTCTTCTTTCAACCTCTACAGGATCATTCATCTCTTCGCCATCCATGATCTCTTTTAATGCTAGACCATGTTGTACAAAAGTTAAAGCTTTAATTGGAAATATTGTCTTTTGGGGGTGTAATGTCTTTGCTTTTAGTACTTTCATTATTTCCTTTCAACATTTTTTGTAGTTCAGCTGTTGATCCTACAAAAAGAGCATTCTTAATATTCGCATTAGCACTTTTAGGTACTTCTTTTAGGTCTTTTAGTTTCTTTTGCAAATCTTGTAGTTTATCTACTGTACTTGCAACTTGACCAATTAATTGACCTGCAACTTCATATGCTCTTGGATGTTGTCCTTCTTTTGCAATATCCAATATGCCTTCTATTGCTTCTTGTCCTTTTTCGATTAAGTTATAATAGTTTTCTCTACTATGTTCATAATCATTATCAACGTCTGTTTTCTTTTTATCTTCTTTTCGAGGAACAGGCGCTTGAAATTCTTTATTTGGCACAGGTTCTTTAGGTTGATCTAAACCTAAAATCTCATTGACTCTTTCTTCTAATTTTGACATTATTAACTATCCTCATCTTTGCTCACGTCATACTTTTTACCATCAGCAAAAAAACTAATGGTAGTTGTAAATCCAAAATCATCATCTGCATCCGCTGAAGTTGGATTTGGTGTTATTATTATTCTTTCTTCTCTTGCTTTATTTACTGTATCAGTATCACTATATAAATCTGATTGAGTTTGTTTGATAACTTTTTGTGTTTTAGCAGGACCAAATAAGTATGTTTTAGCTGTAAAACTTAAAGTATAGATAACAGCTCGTCTTGTTGTAAAATCACCTGAATAACTATCATCATAAGAAATATTATTTAATACAATAGGCACATCTCTTTTAATATTTAATTCTGGTATTACATTTACTGTAACTGTATAATCAGGTTGAAAGAATGGTAAAATTTGTTCTACAATTTGTAGACCTGCTTCAGCAGTTGCTGTAAATACATATAAAGAATACGTTAAGTTATAAGGTACTGGTGTATAATTATAATTTAATATTTTACCATCTGTACCAGTTTTAATATGTTTAAATTTTTGCACTCTTGTTAATTTTCTACTTGAGTCATAATTAATACCTGTGATTTCAAAACCCATACGAGGTAAAGTTACAGCAAATTCTCTTTCATCTAAACTAGGTTGTTGATCTAATCTGACTAAAAACTTTTCTTTTGGTGCATACGCTAAAGGTACTTTGATAGATTGAGTAATATTACCATTACTATCTTTTCTCTTAACTACTATATTATTAAAAAGTTGACCAAAAGCAACGGTCATCTTTCTCATACTTTCGTTATAAAAATATTGTCCAAACATTAATCAACCTCTCCAAATGGGTTTCTTTCAGTAAAGTCTAGTATGTCATCTGCTGTAGAAGCTGTGTCAAAACCTGCCTCACTATCTAAATCTAAATTATCTGCATATGTACTTTGTGTTTGTAAAGCATATGTTTCTAATAACATATATTGTATATCACCACTTGCACTATCATTTTCAAGTACAATTGATCCTGTTTCATTTTCAAGTGAAACTTGATGTGCTAATTGATCTACTGAATATTGATCTTCAGCACTATCAATAGCATTAACACCTGTGTCAAGTTGTTCATTTGAGTATTCCCAACGAGTACATCTTAATTGATAAACTGGTAAATTTCCTAATTGAAAGAATGGTTCCTGATCTTCAACAAATTGAATTTCAAAAAATGAGTTCATCAAAGGAGAATAGATAATATCTCCTTCGTTTGGTCTACCCTCTGCAATCATTGTGTGCTTACTATCAACAGCGTCTTGCCATCTTCTTTTAGCAAGTGTAAAGTTAGTATCTTCTCTGATTTCCAAACCAAACTTATTAATTAATTCTTGTTGACCTGCAAAACCCTCAGTAGTTGTCATATACATTTCTACTAAGTATGAGTCATCAAATTTAGATGATACGTCTTCACCTAAAATTAAATCTCTGTTAACTAATGTTCTTGGAAGATAATAGTAATCGTGGCCATAAATTTTAAGGCCTTCTATGATTAAATCTTGTAATAGAGTTTGTTCATTTGCGTTCCCAATGCCCTTACCGTTTTGAAAATAGTGATTAACGGCCATGACATTATCCTATCATCATTGCTGGGTTTAACTCAAATGTTGATCTGATTTCTGTTTCTAACTTTTCAATGTCTGATAAAGCTTCTGAATATATTTGCTGTCCGTTTAACGAAACACCACCGATCATTTGTAATCCACCAAATTTAGATAAGTTAGCACCCCATTGTTTTTTAAATAAGGCAGTTACATATCTTTTTAAATATATGTCATTATAAACATCAGTAAATGTTTCAGGATCTAATTTTCTATAACACTCAATAACAAGATATTCACCAACTGATAAATCGTTAGTCCAATCCATATCAATATGTAATCTGTTATCGTGTTGATTAAATCTTAATGGTTTCTCACCTACTAATACGTGATCTAAAAAATCTAAATGTCTTAATACAACATCATAGTTTATAATTGATGTTGAAGAAAAATCGTAAAGATCATTTAATCTTAACTGATATCTTACGTCAAATAAGTTTAAATTACCTTTGTTTGAAAAAGGAAAAATATTAATTACAGATACAACACTTTCAGGTACAACTAGATAATTGTTACCCTCCGACCATGCTGTAGTTATAGAATTTTTAGTAACAGATTCGGATGTATTTCCTGTAATTCTGTCTTTGTCAGCTTGTGTGTATTGATATTTTAGGTATGTTCTTTTGATACCATCATAGTGATATTGAGCATAATATTGTAATGCTTCATCAAGTCTATCTTCTAGTTGTCCATCATCTACGTTAATTTCAATGACAGGTTTACCTAGTTGCCTTAATGCGTATTGTTTTAACTCTTCTCTACTTGCTGGATTTGCCATACTCTATATTATTTCCCTTCACCACTATTTATAATGGTTTAAAATATTAACCTAGAGCGATAGACTGTGCAATAGCAAATGATTTAGCAGCTTTATTATCTAATTGTGTTTGAATAGCTGATGTTACACCATCTACAAAGTTTAATTCAGTCGCTGTCGCTGTTACTGCCACGTTTTCATTAATTTTTGGACTAGTTAACTGTTTATTTGTTAGTGTTTGTGAAGATGTAAGTAAAACTATTGAAGAAGTATCTGATAAATCAGTTGAAGCGATAGTTATGTTTGCTGAACCATCAAATGATTGACCAGCAATTGTTCTAGCAGTTGCTAATGTTGTTGCCGTATCGGCATTACCTGTTACATCTCCAGTAATGTCACCAGTAAATGTACCGGCAATAGCGCCTGTACCTGTAATAGTAGGTGACGTTAATGTTTTATTAGTTAAAGTTTGTGTAGAAGTTAATAATACAACATCACTTGTGTTTGATAAATCAGTTGAAGCAATGGTTATGTTTCCAGTACCATCAAATGATTGACCAGCGATAGTTCTAGCAGTTTCAAGTGCTGTAGCCGTAGCTGCATTTCCTGAAGTATCCTGATTACCTGATGTATTAACACCTGGTAGATTGATGTTTGCACTACCGTTAAATGAAACTCCACCAATTGTTCTTGCTGTTGCTAATGTTGTGGCTGTGTCAGCATTACCTGTTACGTCACCTGTTACATTACCAGTTAAGTTACCTTCAATGTTTGCAACTAATGTACCTGTAGTAATTGATATATTACCTGTACTGTCTGCTGTTGCTGTTGTAGTACCTACTGTAAATTTATCTGCACTTTCGTCCCAAGCAATAATAGCATTATCGCCAGTTGATCCTCTTTCAATTAAAATACCTGTGTCATTAGCGTTTGAAGCTGCACCTGAGTTTAATTCTAATAGGTTATCTGAAATTGTTGTGTTTGTTGATGAAACTGTTGTTGTGGTACCGTTAACTGTAAGATTACCACTTAGTGTTAAGTTTGCAAAAGTAACGTTATCGCTTGTTGCTAAACTTTGGTTTGTATCAGATAAGTCTGTAGCTGCAATTGTAATATTAGCAGAACCATCAAAACTTTGACCAGCTATTGTTCTTGCTGTTGCTAAAGTAGTTGCTGTGTCAGCATTACCTGTAACATCACCAGTTACGTTACCTGTGAATGTACCAGCGATAGCACCTGTACCTGTGATTGTAGGTGAGGTTAATGTTTTGTTAGTTAATGTTTCAGTACCAGCCAATGTAGTAAATGAGCCATCTGATAAAGCACTATTAAATTGTGCTGTTGTACCTGTTAAAGTATTACCTGATAAATTAATTGATTTGTTTGTTAATGTATCAGTACTATCAGCAAGTATATAAGATTGTAAATCAGATATGTCTGCCTCAACAACTGTGATTGTGTTACTTGCAGTATTAATAGTTTTATTAGTTAACGTATCTGTTGTAGCTCTACCTACTAAAGTATCTGTAGAAGTTGGTAAAGTTAAAGTACCAGTATTTGAAATTTGAGAGATTACTGGAGATGTTAACGTTTTATTAGTTAATGTGTCTGTTGAAGATTCTGTTACAATAGAACCATCAATTGCAATAGTAAGTGTATCACCTGAAATAGTTGATGTAA